CCAAATCTGAACCCACGGAAGACCATCCTCACCGTCAACGGCTGGCGTATCAAGAAAACGGATAACTGCGTATCCATTGCCAGCAGCGTCAACTTCTGGTTGCCAAAAACGATCATCAACGTTCTTGCCACCAGTGTTACCAGCAGAAGATTGCTCAACTGCCTTCTTCAACTTATCAAGGGATGAACCCTTCTTTAGACTTGATAGACTCATTTGTATTCTCCGTATAGCGTAGTATTAAATGTATATCGACTTGTCCACTTTATCATCATCACAACATCATTATATAGCATTTTCGTTAGCAAGTAAAGTTTCCTTTGTCAAGAGTTTGTACTTGTCAACGTTCACCGCAAGAAAAGCACCATACTTGCGCACCTTTCTTGACACTTTGGGATAGATGATATCATCTGAAATCTTCTTGTCCCAAATTTGGATAAAGTTGAAGATGTTATTAAGAATTACAAGAGTCTCAATCGTTACATCTTTTTGGAGAAATGCCACTAACAGTTTTGGAAACTGCCCATCTTCAACTTTAAATAAATTGTTAAACTTTTTTGGATCTGGGCAAATCTTTTGCAGATCTTCCAGATATACTTTGGTCATCGAATCCGTGGTTCGTTTCCAATCCCGATAAGTTTCTTCAGCCTGGTCTTCAAGCAATGACTTGGTCCAGTTATCATCACTGTGTACAAAATTAGCAACCAGAAATGGAACCATCTCATCGTCGCGATACTTCCGCGCAAGACGGTGGAATAGAAATTTGTCACGACGTTTTTGAAATGCATCTACTGATACTCGAGTTTTGCCATCATATTGAAAAAAGTTATATGTCTCTGAAGTGAAGTGCAACTTGATGGCTTGATAGATGCAATAAAGATCGTATCCATTCATAGAGGCAGTCGACTTCCTCGCGGCAAGAATCTCAACTCCATTGCTTCACCTTCAATAATGCTCTTCAAAGAGTCATTGATCAAACTCGCAGCAACTTCAATCTCAAGATTATTACGCTCACAGTATGACGTGATTGCATCCATGTGATCGATCTTTTCTTTCATTGCCATTTCCATAATCATCATGGAAAAGTTATTTTTTTCTTCTCGGCTTGCCATATTAGATCTCATATGCACTCAAGGAATTGTTCAACTGCTGAGTCACACGAACAAAAGTGGTTCGCTTACTCAACTCCTTCAATTCACTTGCTCCAACATATGTACATGCTGAGCGTAGACCACCAAAGATTTCTTGCAGTGTTCTACTCACCTCACCACGGTATGGAATCTCTACAGTCTTGCCTTCAGAGGCACGATAGTTTGCCACACCACCATTATGTAAATCCATGGCTGTATCAGAACTCATACCATAGAATTGATTACCACCAACTGCTGATGCGCCACCTTCTTTGTGACCAGCCAACATACCACCAAGCATCACGAAATCGGCTCCCGCAGCAAATGCTTTCACAACGTCTCCAGGAACGGAACACCCTCCATCCGCTATGATGTGACCCTTGAGACCATGTGCAGCATCAGCGCACTCTATAACTGCACTTAACTGCGGGAAGCCGATGCCTGTCATCTTGCGAGTGGTGCAAACTGAGCCAGGACCAATACCAACCTTCACAATGTCAACACCACTGAGAATTAATTCTTCTGTCATCTCTGGTGTAACAACATTACCTGCCATCAGTACCACATATGGATACTTTTCGCGAAATCTTTGAATGAAATCAACGAACGATTGCGTATAGCCATTCGCAACGTCAATACAAACACGCATGTTTTGGTTATATGCTGCAGAATGGAATACACTATCAAATTTCTGCAGATCAGAATCTGAGATACCTAAAGAATAAACACTGCTGTTTAATCGTTTAGTAAACTGTTCAGTAAGATCCTCTTTTGAATAATGCTTTGTAAGAGCAACCATACACTTATGATTGTTCATCGCATCATCCATCATTAGTGTTCCAACGCCATCCATATTTGCAGCAATAACTGGAATACCAACCCAACTATTTCCACTACGGAAAGTAAACTTTCTCTCAAGATTTACTTGACTTCTTGATGCCAGAGCAGATCTCTTGGGGATTATAAGAACATCTTTATAGTCAAGTTTCACATCATCAATAATTCGCATATCAGCCCTCTTTATAGAAGAGATGTCGCCCAATCTTCTTCACAAAATCTTTTGTTTTTGCCCACGAAGGATTAACGTAGTCTGCATGGAAGTACAAAGCATTATCCATTGTACCGTAATTTCGTTTAGAAATCAACATATTCTCAGCAATTATAATTGCTTCTCTGTAACTAGATCTAGATCGAATGGTCTTGTTCTTCTCACAAACCCATGAGAATTGACATACTCCATTATACTTTTGTTTCACAACACCACAGATACTTTTAGCATATCCCTCTCGAAACCGATTGAGTGTCACAGTCGCAACCGCAATCTTGCCTGCAGTTGGTTCTGACCCTGCTTCAAAGTAAATGTTTTGCGCCAAACACTCGACCTCTCCCATGACCTTTTTCTTATCATCATATGAGAGTTCTAGAAACTGCATTTTTGAAGACATATGTTGAAGTTCATAAGCAAGCGCAATAGAGACATTTTGTTGCGCTTCTAGTTTATCTGTTACGCGAGATAGCATGTTGTATGGTATATACAACATAAAGAAGATCATGGCAAATAGACCGCCAAACCTCATAAATAGACTATGATTACGGTCAAAATATTGTTCGATCTTAGTCAAAATTGCGACTGCATCCATGTTAGTTGCCTCCATTTTTTGCAGTGGATAAATATTTAGACATATATTATAAGGTATTTTTATGCAAGATAAAAGTAGAGTGATGTTCGTTCATGTACCAAGAACTGCTGGAACTTCCATAAATGATTTCTTAAGACAAAAATATCCAAGGGAACATTCGCCCAGAAGAAATCCATCATATGCTAATCACGATCCATACTATTCTTTAGTTCTTACAAACAACCCCTCAGAATTTTTCAAATTTGCTGTGGTGAGAAACCCATATCAGAGAACGTACAGCCATTACAAAGCATTTCTACTAAAACTCAAATACAACTCTTTGCCTACTCTTTCTGAGACATTTACATTTAATGATTTTTTGAAATATAAAAGAACACTGGGCGACGCTTTGTTCTCACCAATCACTCTCAATAGAAATAACTTTAGTTTATTTGATCAATCATTCTTTTTGTTGGATGATTGTGGAGAAATAAAACTAGATAAAGTCTATCGATTTGAGAACTTAAAAGAATTTGAAGATGATTTTAATACAAAGATTTCGCATAGAAATAAAAGCACATATATTGATGATGAGTATGTGCAGACTTACAATAAAGAAAATATTGGATTAGTAAAGTCTTTATACCTCAGAGATTTTTCATTACTCGATTACTCAACGCACTTTGATGATTCATTAAATTAGAGGGTGGTGGCTTTTACACCACCACCCCAGACCTTTCTGTTACCGAGCGGTCAACTCTTTGTGCGAAATGGGTTTTTACGCCGCCATCGCCATAGGTGTAAATGAATCATCGTTTGCATTTACGTTTTTTGCGCTGATTAAGTCAGTCGCCTCACTGGTTGCTGTCAGGTTATTACTTGCCCTGTCGAAGCCAAATTCATCCCCATAAGATAGCCACCACGTACATTGCTGCAGAGGTGATGGGCATTTGGTGGAGATGTCGGGGGTCGAACCCGAGTCCAGAACACCTTTAATTGTCAGTTTACAACCATTAAATTGGTCTATTATTTAGACTTTTATTCAATTTCCCTTTCTTCAAACATATCTTTTTCACATTTGCAATCGGGGCAGAGAAAATCCTCATCTAGATCTTCAAACTTACCATACTTCTTTTCGTCGTATTGGTAACCACACCCGAGGCAAACGTGAACCTTTTTCTTCTTCATATTAGCCAATGACTAATGTTTCTTCACCAACCTTACGATTGCATTGGCAAAGTTCACCTGTCTGAAGTGCATCGAGGACACGAAGTGTTTCATCAGCATTGCGACCGACGTTAAGA